AGAAAGATCGCCGTCATAACATCCATTGTGTTCCCTTGACAGAAACATTCTTGCCGTCCTATTATGGACAATCGCTGGATGGTTTGATTAATCGGTGGCACAAGTACACTGCATTGAACTTGAAACCTCTTACCAAATATGGTACACTGGAGTTTCGTCATATGCATGGTAACTCTGACCTCACATTGATGACAGAGTGGCTCTCTTGTATTGAGAAGTTGTTTGAGGTTGGCCGTAGTACAGATGTTAAGAAAACTGTGCTAGATGAAAAGGCATTGGAACAATCGTTCAACGCTATTTTCGGTGCTACTCGCCTTGCAGATAAGTGGAGCGTCATCCGTCCTTTGATGGACAACGCTATCATTGACATTAAATTGATTGGATAACTATGTGTGGTATTGTCGGAGCAGTAATTAAAGCGCGTAACGGGTTTACAAAACCTACTGAGGATAGCTTCACACAGATGCTGTTTGCAGATACGTTGCGTGGGGATGATTCCACTGGTATTATCTATGTACATAATGATGGTGGATTTGGTATTGCTAAGGAAGCATATGCCGCTCCATACGTTATTGATGCAATCATGGATATTCCAGAGGTTAAGCAGATGTATAGCCGGGGTAAGGCATACATTGGCCATAACCGAAAGAAAACGGTGGGGTCTATCAGCAATGAGACAGCACATCCATTTGTGGTGAATGATACGTTTGCTATGGTGCATAACGGCACATTGCGTAATCACAAAGAACTGGCTGATACAGTGGTAGACAGTGAAGCCCTCGCCATTCACTTGAGCAAGGTACTCACTGCCGATTTCAACAAGGAAACGTTTGAAGAGGCAATGGGGAAAGTCAATGGTGCTTATGCTGTGGTGGCCTACAACCAAGATACTGACTGTGTGTACATCACACGTAACGCAGAACGTCCCTTGACCTATGTAGAAACCACAGATGGCTGGTTCTGGGCCAGTGAGGGTGCAATGCTAGGCTGGATTCTTGGCCGTAACGGTATTAACCTCAAGGATGTCCAGTTCAAGTCATTGGCTCCTAACTCTTTGTTGACCATTAATTTGGATAAAAACACTGCAACCGTGATGGAGTATGTACCAAAAAAAGCTATTCCAGCTACTACGGTAGCTGGTACAAAGGTGAAAGTTATTACGGCGAAAACACCCCAGCATGGCTCTAAGCCCAATCGCCTAAGCAAGCAACAGTTCAAGACCCTAAAGCGAAAGTGGTTCGGTGATCGTTTGTTTTTCTATGCTGATGACTATGTGGAAAAGAACTTTCCTCGTACCATTATGGATGGTGAAACTGACGTTATGCTCATTGGTAACAGTGATGAGTTTACTTTCGATCATACTGTTTCTGCTCCTTACAATATCAACAGCCTTCCTAAAGGTGAGTGGGAATTTACTGACTGCTTCTTTACGGGTATTGTTGAGGACATGACCTTTGATAAAGCAACTGGCTGGGTGACCTTTCATCTTACTGGAGGGAAACTTGTTCCTCCCCACAAGAAGGAAACTCCGCTGGTTATTGATGCAGAATATATTGCAAAAAAGCTAGATGAGCGCGAGGCTGCTGAAGCTACACAAGAAGGAATCGACCGTCTTGAAAAGGAATACTATGAAACTACAACTACTGTCCACTAATTCCACTAAGGGTAGCCAATCCCTTAAGGCCCTTGCCTTGGCCCTGTCACAGCAGATTGGTTACAAGGTGTTGCGTACAACTAAGGTTAATCCTAAACGCAAACAACTCAAGTATGGGAACAGTATTGATAAGCTGACGCAGTATAAGTGGTTCCAGCAACAGGGACTATCAGCATTGGAATTTACAACTAATGTGACTACGGCTGCTGACTGGCTTAATGAAGATAAAGTAACTATATTTGGACGTAAGCTACTTAACAGTAGTTGCGGCAAAGGTATTGTGGTGTATGAAAGTACGGTAGAAGGTCAAATCTCTTTGATGGATTCCGTACCTTGTCCTGTATATACCAAATACAAGAAGAAGAAACGTGAGTTCCGCGTTCATGTGTTTCAAGGTGTAGTTGTATCTGTCACAGAAAAGAAGCGTAAGGTGGGCTGGACAGATCAACGCGACACTAAGATTCGCAATCTTGCTAATGGTTATGTCTTCTGTCAGGAGGTTACCAATGAGCCAGAAGGTCTACGTGAACTTGCTCTCCAAGCTGCCACCGTTGTCCAATCGGACTTTAAGGGCGTCGATATTGGCTACAACGAAAAGAACAACGACTTGTTTGTTATTGAGGTCAATAGTGCTCCCGGCATCACAGGCAGCAACATCAACAAGTATGTCCAAGGAATCTTGAGCAATGTATAAGATTAATAAAACACTACCAAACAAGTATTCGGAAATTGGTCAGGCTAACCCACTTCGATGGGAAATCCTGCTGCGCACATCACCAGATGCGTTTGAGTCACAGTCGGGGCTGATTAAGTGTAAGGACTTCTTCAATGAGTTGGTACGCAAGTACAACACAGGACAGGATTCATCCATCTACAGCTTTGATACCAAGACAATTACGTTGAATGAAGAGGGTGTATACTTCCGTATGCACTATACCACATCTAAGTTCATCAGTAACCTTAGTGCTGTCATTGGTGACTTGACGGTAGAATTGCTGGATGATGGGACAGTACTGCTGCTTGTACCTCGCCATTACTGGGCAAGTACCTACCTAACTAGCTTGGTCACCTATTACATTCGCTGCTGCAATTGTGATGTTGACTTGACAAGTGTAGATGACTTGTGGGAAAAGACTTCTGATGTTGCTATCAACAATCAAGGCAAAGCCCTTGCATTGAAGTGGGGATTTAAAATTCCAGAAGAGTACAGTAAGTATTGGTATTACTGTGGTAAAATTTCTAATAGTGTGGATGACCCTTCTCCATACTCAGCTTCCATTGTACACAACAATGGTGTTATGTCTTGGTCTAACTCTGGAGTTCAATAATGCAAGTAATTTACATAGCTATTCGTGATTGCGGTGACGGCTCTCAAACACTAGATATAGTAAAAGACCCAGCCGCTATTAAAAAAATGCAAGAGTTAGCTGATGAAGGGGATTCCTGCTACTCTTCTGGAGATGGTTTGCAACTAACTACTCTACGTTTTCCAGATGATTTTGACGTGGATGCTTGGGTGGTGGATTGTTTCTACGGATATACAACACTGGGGGATTTCACATAATGCGCTGCTCTGCTTGTAATGTAATTTTGACTACGCAAGAAGCGACACGTAAGTTTGCTGTGTCGGGTGATTATGTAGATATGTGTAACAAGTGCCTCCATACCATTGATGATGAGGTACAGTATTCTGACGGTAATTGTGGTAATGATGATGAGTATGATGAGGAATAACAATGACTACTTCTACAGGTAATATAGCATGGCAACTTTCGTCAAGCACGAGTCCTGCCCCCGATGTGGATCACGGGACAATCTCGCTAGGTACAGTGACGGTTCAGCTTTCTGCTTTGGCTGTCGCTTTACAGGAGGACGCTCTGGACATAACTTTAACCCCAATACAAGCGGGGATGATAAGTCGCTTGATGATGTACAAACCATTAATCTTCCAGAAGACGCAAGCGACACGTTACCAGAATGCGTTGTACAATTACTCGGTAAGTATGATTTGCTGCTCACTGAAGCACTTAGACTCAATGTATTATGGAGTGAATCAAGGCAGCAACTCATCTATCCCTACTACGCAACCGACAGAGACACCGGAAGAAAGTACCTCGCCTGCTATCAAGCCCGTAATTTTAATCAACAAGTATCGGGGCCAAAATACTTTAACAAAGGAAAAACCACAGAAGTCGTCCCAATCATACGCGGGCCTTCATCAGGCGATAGGCGAACTCGGCTGGTAATCACTGAGGATGCCCTCTCTGCCCTCAAGGTAGCCCGTCAGTGCGATGCAATGCCTGCTCTTGGTACCAATGTACCAGTTAGCAAATTAAACGTCATAGCAAGGCAATATGAGCGTCTAACTGTGTGGCTTGATTCTGACAAGTGGAGAGAGGCTAGGCACATTGCGGACAACTACAAGTGGTTGGGTCTATCAGCAGACACAATTTATTCTGAGCTTGATCCCAAAATGTATTCCGATGAACAAATCAAAGAGTATTTAAAATGATGAAGATTCCACCACAACACAATACAACCAATCCACCCGGACAAATTGTTAACCCTGTAGGAGTTATATCTCCCACTAAGCAAATTAAAGATTTGGCTAGTGAAATTAGTGACTTTCATCTGTCCCATCCTATGAGGGCTATGGAAAAGCACAAGGAAGTATACCGTAAAACAGTAGATGGATGCTGTCATAAGACAGTACAAGAAAAATGTGAAGACTGTGCATACAAGAAAATAAAATGACAACTGATGTATTTCTATTTATGGGTCTTGTATGTGGTGTAGCTTTGTTAGCTGCTATTTTAGCTTATAAGGGGATGGAATGAGCTTACTGACTGACGATGAGATTTATGGGATGTACAGCGAACCAAGCAGCGATGCGGAAATGATTGAATTTGCCCGAGCAGTAGAAGCCGCGATTCTTGCAAAGCTGACTAGTGCAGAGTTGCCAGAGCCGATGTTCTGGATGCACCAATCCACGTTTTCAATGGAAAAGCACCGGAAAGACAAACTGCCTTGCCATGTTTTGTCCGAGTTTGAAGATAAGCGGGACTATGTACCTCTTTGCGCCGCCGACCAACTACGCCAAGCCTTCGCACAGGGAGCAGCAAGCCAGCTTGCTCAAGAACCCACAGCGCTCATGTATCAGCACGACGAAACGGGGCGCGTTGGCTTTCTTGAGGCATGGGGGCCGGTTGACTTGTTTCAAAAAGCAAACCCACGGCTGCGCATTGTTGCAAGCCTCTACACCCGTAAGGAAGCCAGCAAATGACCGACATCATCAAACTGGCTAGAGAGGCTGGAATGGATGCATCCAGACTAAAACAGTATCCGGCTGAGCTGGCTGATCTTGAGCGCTTTGCGGAGCTTGTAGCCGCACCTCTTAAGGCTGAGATAGAGGCATTGAGGCAAGAGATTGATCGCCTGCCAATCAAGTTATTTCTTGCCCCTGCTTATGGGAAAACAGATCATCTTACATCTGGACGTAATGACCCGATGTACATCCAAGCAATCGAGATAGTCAATAAGCACCAAAGATACAGCGTTTCGCTGGTGCAACGCCATCTGCGAATTAGCTATAACCGCGCCGCTTCAATGCTGGAGCATGCAAAAGAAGATGCGAAGTTGAAAGAACTAATGCACGGACACCAATCAAAAGCATTGCCAGAAGGCGCCTGCAAATCTTGCGATGGTGAGGGCGAACAAGGCGGGCAGTTTTGTGGTGGATTTTGGAAATGTGAAGACTGCGGTGGTACGGGGAAGTCTGACGCAGCAAGCGCAAGAGCCGTAAAAAAATAGTTCTTGACAAGTAAACTATATCCATGCTATAATTATTAGTATAACAAGGAGTATTACTATAACATATGAATTAACGATCATAAAGACATTCCTAACATACCAAGAATGGTATCGTTGGAAAGAGAAATTATCTGTCAAGGACTTACCTAAAGAGTTACAACCAGTTTATTCTGTGTTGAATAACTTCCATGAAAGTAACACTGAACAGATTAACCTCACTGTAAGTGACCTAGCAAACCTCTTGTTTGCTCACAAGCATAAGGATGTAGAATATTACGAAGGTGTAATTAAAAACCTAGAGAATGTTGAAGTATCTAATACAACAACAGCCATCCTGTTACAATCGTTTGTAGATAATAGACTTCTTAAGGAGATTTCCCTTGCTGCCTACGAAGTCACAGAAGGTACTCTGCCAAAACATAAGCTTGCCCAATTGCTTGAGCAGTACACAGCAGAGAAAGATAATAAGGTATCTGAAGAGGAATTTGAATTCATCTCAGATGATATTGAGGAATTACTCACTGAGACATTCCGAAAACCCGGGCTTCGCTGGCGTCTTAATACACTCAATCAAATACTCGGGTCGTTACGTGGTGGTGATTTTGGATTCATATTTGCGCGTCCAGAAACCGGTAAGACAACGTTTCTTGCTTCGGAAACCACCTTTATGGCTGAACAGCTTAGTGAAGACGATGGCCCGATTATCTGGTTTAACAATGAAGAGAAAGGCTCCAAAGTCAAGATTAGGTGTTACCAAGCAGCGCTGGGAGCAGAACTGGCGGCAATTAACAGTAACACCACGGCGGCAAAAACAGCATACCTAAAACGCACAAAAGGTAAGCATCTTCTGTTAAACCCGAAAGGGACTATCAACAAATCCATGGTGGAACAAGTCTGCCGCCGGTACAAACCGTCATTGATTATCTTTGACCAAATTGACAAGATCACTGGATTTGAAGCTGATCGTGAGGACTTGAAGCTAGGTAGTATGTATCAATGGGCACGGGAGTTAGCCAAAGAGCTTGATTGTCCTGTCATTGCTGTATGCCAAGCAGATGGGACAGGAGAGGGTGCTAAGTGGCTTACGATGGGTAACGTAGCCAATGCTAAGACCGCCAAGCAAGCGGAAGCTGATTGGATTGTGGGTATTGGTAAGATTACTGACACCGGCTATGAGAATGTGCGTTATTTACATGCCAGCAAGAATAAGTTGTCTGGCGACGAGGATAGCATCCCTGACCAACGCCACGGAAAAAGGGAAGTTTTGATAAAACCGAGTATTGCGAGGTATGAAGACCTATAATGAAAACAGAAAAGCAAATTAGGGTGTATGAAACCTGTAAAAAATGGAGAAAAGTAAATCAAGCATCCCTAATGTATTCTAGAGCAAAGTCACGGGCTATTAAAAAAGGAATAGAATTTACAATTGAAAAATCAGATGTAGTTATCCCAGAAGTATGTCCGTTACTCGGGGTTCTTTTTACAAACACCTATTTGAATCCAGACGATGATTACAACCATGTGCCTTCTCTAGATCGAATAGATAATTCAAAAGGCTATATTCCGGGAAATATTTGGGTAATAGCATTTCAAGCAAATAGGATTAAAAACACATCGTCTATTCAAGAAATGACTATTTTTTGTAAAAATTGGTTAAAGCTTTATGAGGATATTTAAATGAAGTGCTATTGGTATACTAAATGTGACTTTTGCGGAGCAACATTTCCTAATTGTAAATGTGGGTGTTCTGGAGAATGAAATTACCAAAAACTAAAACAGGATTGTTTGTTGTCTCTCGATATGAGATTGGTTCAGAAGAAGGTACACCAGTGGGTATCTTTGTAACGCTTGAGTCAGCAGACAACTATGCTGGTGCTTACGAGCAATCGTTGGTGGAGAGTGGTATTACAGCTTACACCTTTCGTCCCTCGTATGTGATGTTTTACAACGAATGAATGTCCTATCACTTGACGTTGAAACAACCACCTACTCAAAAGGCAGCCCATTTGATGCTCGTAATAAGTTAGTTTGCTATTCATTTGCTCTAAAAAGTATCAGTGACGCTGCCATCTGGGATGACCAAGGTAAGTTAGATGCACAAGAGATGGTCAATGAGGCTGATCTAGTTGTAGGATTTAATTTTAAATTTGACAGTCATTGGCTAATCAAGGAAGGTGTTGACTTATCTAAGAGCAAGATTTGGGATGTCCAGATTGCTGAGTTCATCCTGTCCAATCAAACCAACAGGTTCCCTAGCCTTAATGACACTTGTATTAAGTATGGCATCCCTGTCAAGGAAGATGTTGTAAAGACACAGTATTGGGACAAGGGAATCAACACCGATGAGATTCCTTGGGACATCCTACGCAGCTATGCTGCACACGATGCTTACATTACTTTGTTATGCTATCATGCTCAGATTAAGTTAATGACTCCAGCACAAATTAAGCTGTGTCAACTTCAATGTCAGGACATGATGATATTGCGGGAGATGGAAGCAAACGGCCTACCATTTGATGAAGAACTTTGCCAAGTAAGAGCAAAGGAGATGGATGACAAAATATCAACGATTAACACAGAACTCCGTAGCATTTATCCCAGCGTTCCTATTAATTTCAACTCTGTCGATCATCTGTCTGCCTTTTTATATGGCGGGACAGTTAATGAAGATGGTAAAGAACATATTGGGTTCTTCAAAACAGGGATAAAAGCTGGTCAACCCAAGTACAAGAACATCGTCATTGAGCATAAGTTGCCTCGCCTATATCAGCCACTGAAAGGTTCTGAAATGGCTAAGGAAGGTAACTTTGCTACTGATGAAGGTACTATGCGTAAGCTCAAGGGTAAGAAGGGTGTCATTGACAAACTACTAGAACTTAGTAAACTAGAGAAACTAAATGGCACATATTATCGCGGCCTTGTTAAGCTTAGGGAAGAAATGAATTGGGAAAAAGGAATCCTACATGGGCAATTCAACCAAACCATTGCAATCTCGGGACGACTCAGTTCGTCCAAACCAAACCTCCAAAACTTTGCAACCGAACTGCAAGATATTTTCATAAGTAGGTATAGTGAATAAAGAACTAGAACAACTACAACATAATGACTTGCTAACAGACTTGGCATCTGCCATTGAGCAGAAGGGGTGCCGACGTGTTTTGCTAGATTTTAAGCATTGCTATCCCAATCACTTTAAGGAAATTATGATTCAAATTCATCGACTGGAGACACGTCCAGTAGCTAAACTCCTGCAAAAAGAAGAGGGTAGTGGTTACGCTACTCAATTGATTCAGAAAGAAAAGGACTAATGCTTCTTCAGTGCGACGCCTCGCAACTCGAATGGAGGGTTGCGCTGGAACTTAGTAACGAAACAGTTGGCATTGCGGAAATCCTAAAAGGTGAAGATACACATGCAAATAATCAACAAGCTTTTGATTTACCTTCTAGACTTATTGCAAAAATTTTCCTTTTTAGAACAATTTTTCGTGGTAGTGGTTGGGCCTTTGCTAATGACCCTGATTTTATGCATGTATCTAGCAGTCCCCAGTTTTGGGACTCAATGAATGAGAAGTTCTATGCCAAATATTTTAACTTAGATAAACAGCACAAGATATGGATGCAAACCGTTGCCTCCGGCAAGCCTATTGTAGGTCCGTTAGGCCGCTCATGGAAGCTGGAGATGAAACGGGACTACAAGGGAGAACTAAAGCTCCCTATCAATCAATTGGTGAATCTACCCGTTACATGTAGCGGCCTGTGATCGAGAGGTCACTTGAATAACTCTGTGAACTCAGGGGAAGACTAGAACAGTTAATCCTGAACTAAGGGTGGGTATTGACAAGTACAGGGAATATGTGCTATAATAGAAGTATAAACTCCAAAAGAAAGGTAAATATGGTTTGGAACAAAACTTCTGATGAAACAATTAACAGGATTGTTAAAAGATTACTTAGTGATTTCTCATTGCGCTATGCCGATGTTGCAAAAGAATTTCAAGTGTCTGAATGGCTTGTTAGTGAACTAGCACGTAAGTATTTTACAGCCGAGCAAAAGAAACAAAGATACTCTGATATAAATAAGTATGCTAAACTCAAGAGTAATCCCATGTCTGGGAAAACTAGGGAGCAGCATCACAACGCCAAAGAAAATGTAATTGTTGTTGGTTATTTAACAGAGTGGGCACCAGCATGGTGGACAGGACTAATGCCAAAAGGTAATAGATGTTTTGTCCATCAACGTGTTTGGTGTGAATCTAATAATATGACAGGTGTTCCAAAAGGAATGGTTATTCATCATAAAGATGAAGATAAATTCAATAACTCGCCTAATAATTTAGAATGCTTGTCTCGTAGTGATCATATGAAAATACACTGTAGGTCCAATTTCCATCAAAGCGCAACGACTATCTCGAAAGAGAGTAGGGGACAGCGTCCCCGAAGCGCAGAGATTCCTGAAAAGGAATATGATATAGTCTGAGCTACATGGGGACATGTAGAGAGTATACGGAAGCGGTATACTCGTAACACAACTGACAAGGTACAGGGGCAGACATTATGACCATTGCCCGTATCTCTGCATACAAGCGCATCAAGAAAGCAGAAATACCTTGTGACTTCATTTCTACGGTACACGACAGCATAGTTGTGGACACTCAAGAGAAATATCTCCAGCCATTACGTGAGATATTCGATCAAGTGTTTGCAGACATTCCAAAGAACATTAAGGCAGTCTTTGGTTATGATTGGAAAGTGCCCATGGCCTGTGAAAGTAAATACGGACCTAACATGAAGCTAATGGAGAAATTTAAATGAGGGCTAAATATAGAAAGAATATGTCTATAAAAGACAAACTATCTGAGCGATTCACGATAAAACAAGATGGTTGTTGGGAGTGGCTTGCTGGTAAAGATAAAAATGGATATGGTCGAATTTGGCATAATAATCAAAATAGCACAGCACATACTGTGGCTTATTCTATTTTTGTTGGTCCTATTCCAGATGGGCTACACATACGTCACTCATGTGACAATCCTTCCTGCATTAATCCAGATCATTTAGAACTAGGATCACATGCAGATAACATGAAAGATAAAAGTATTCGTGAACGAGTTCATGGGGAAAAGAATCCTAATGCAAAATACACAGACGAAGTTAGAGCAATGGCTAAACAATGGACAGGAACTCTAAAAGAATTCACTAGTCTTACAGGAATGTCTGGTCCTTATCTTTCTACTCTACGAAAAAATATGTCCAAATTTGCTTGATTGCACACAAAAAGTGTGCTATAATAATAAGTATGGATTCTGATTATTATGCCGAAGAGTTCCGGCTTTTGAACTTACCTGAACCTAAACAAACTAAAAAAATGCAAATTCAAATCATCGCAACATCAGTGGAAACGAAGCCTACTCAAAAAGGAAGCTATCAACAACTAGAAGTTACGTTTAAGAATCTTACTTTCCAAGGTAAGGTTGAAGCTAAGAAACTCATGTCCTTTGGTGCAGGTGCTAATGCCTTCAAGGTTCTGTCACAAGCCCAGTCTGGTAATGTGTTTGAAGTTACCACTGTCAAGAATGACAAGGGTTACATTGACTGGACTGCTGTAACACAGACAACTGGTGATGCTGCACCCCAAGCAGCGGCTTCTGTTGCTGGAGCATCTAAGTCTACTCCCTCTCCTAAATCTACCTATGAAACTCCCGAAGAACGAGCGCAGCGGCAAATCCTCATTGTCCGTCAATCTAGTGTTAGTAGCGCTGTTAGTGGCCTTAGCGCTGGTGCTAAGACACCTCCCAAGGCCGCTGATGTGATTGCTTATGCCAAGGAACTAGAAGCCTACGTCTTTGGTGTAGAGGCTGCTGATACTGGTCCAACTGGTTTTGACGACTTGCCTGACTTTGAAGCAGAAGTTAATTAACTTCCTTTTGATTGCAACCGTGTGTGTTATTAGCTATTCTGTTTGTAATACACACGAGTTGGTCTATCAACAAAAAATTAAGCAGCAAGAGGTTCATCCATTGTGTAAAGACACGCCTACCAAAACAGCGTGGGTGGCTTACAAGGATGGTGTTCCTCGCTGCTTCTTAGAGAATAACACATGGCCTCACAAGGCTACTGGAAGTAATATAGATGACCCCACAAGCAACTAAGCTTATTGAAGAATGTTCCGAAGTTATCCATGCTTTATGCAAAATTGAACGCTTTGGTACTGATGCTCACCATCCAGATACAGGTGTACGGAATATAGATCACTTGCGAAATGAACTAGATGATTTGGCTGATGCAATTAATGAGTATACATTAGCCCATCATATTTGGGATGGACAAGAGTGACTACGGCGTTAATTGACGGTGATCTGGTCGTGTACCGCTGTGCCGCTTCCTGTGAAAAACAAGGTATATTAATTGAACCACTAGAAATAGCTATACTAAGGGTGGACGAGTTAATGCGCCGTATTCTTTATGAAGTAGGTGCTGTGACTTATCAAGTGTTTTTGACAGGCTCAAATAACTTTAGGTATAAATATAATCCTGACTATAAAGCTAATCGCAGAGACACTAAGCGACCAGAGTGGCTCGAGCCTTGTAGAGAACATTTAGTAGTTCAATGGAAAGCCCAAGTATCTGATGGCTGTGAGGCCGATGACATGCTTTCAATTGCTCAAACTAAATTGATATTGGCTTCTACTTATGGAAGTTAAACAGTGCTACAGATGTAAAGAGTCTAAAGAGATACACCTATTTAAAATAAATTATGGACGTTTAAAAAACGGACAGACTACTTATGCTAATATATGTGTATCCTGTGTTACAGCGGAAAATAAAAAATGGATTTCTGAAAACAGAGAGCTTTATAATAAAAGAAGTCAACAGCGCCGCTGGGATAGAAAGAAAAGAGCAGTTGAATACAAGGGCGGAAAATGTGAAAGCTGCTTAGGTGTATTTCCTGTAGAATGCTTTGACTTCCATCACATAGACAAAGAAACAAAACATAAAGACCCCGGACTAATGATGTCACATTCAGACGACTCTCTTTTCAAAGAGTTGGATAAATGCATTTTACTTTGTGCTAACTGCCATAGAACTGAGCATTTTAAAAATGGATATTAATGAAGAACCTATTATTTGTTCGCTGGACAAAGACCTTTTGCAGGTTCCGGGACGGCATTACAACTTTGTTAAGCAAGAGTTCCGAACCATATCCCCAATTGAAGGACGGTTCAATTTTTACTGGCAATTCATCATGGGAGACAAGTCGGACAACATCATGGGCTACGATGGAGTCTCAAGACAAACAGTTCCCAAGAAGCTAGAAGGCATCCAACAAGATATGCAAGAGTTGGCTCATGACGAATTAGCCATCTTTAATTATGTCCGAGATATTTACCAGCTAGGCGACGATGCTTTGTTGTCTAATGGTATTTGTCTATGGATGCAAAGGTACGAAAACGAAATTTGGAAATTCCCTACTTAATATGTACTACAAAGAAATTGAAACAAACAAAGACGCTAAGAAACAACATGACTTGAACTTGGCACGGGCTGCTGCCCAACGTCTTGCTGAGATTCAGAAAAAGAAAAAGCGCTTTTAATATGAAAAATATTATTGACTGGTTAAACAGAGTATGCACTGTTTGTTCTCTTGGTACATATCAAGAAACATCTATTATGGATGATATTGACGGTGTAGTGCGCTGTCAATATTGCCAACATAAACGTGCTAGGTATGGATGAACGTAATTCAGGGCAATGGACAGAAGGCCGCTATCGCAGCTTCATCACCAGTACATTACGATCTGGTGCTAGACGCTGGCCTCCCAAGTATGAAACCCTAAATGAAGCAAAGACAGAAAAGAAAGTAAACACCAAGACAGGCCGCATTGCACAACATTATACTTGCAATGGCTGTCTAGGGGAGTTTACTGCTAAGGATGTTCAAGTAGATCACATCGAACCTGTAGTTGATCCTGTCAAAGGGTTTATCTCTTGGGATGTCTTTATTGAACGCCTGTTCTGTGAAAAAGAAAACTTGCAAGTGCTGTGTAAAAGCTGCCACTTACTTAAAAGCAATCTAGAAAAAAAAGAAAAAAAGAATGCATCAAATCAATCAAACCTTCGAGACTGAGGAAGGCACAGTTGTCTTCAATGGAGAGGTCACTAACAAAGAGTACGATTATATTATTCAACAAGGGTTGCTGGCTCTAATCGACCAAGGATTCATTGAGCCAACATATCTTGATTCAAAGGAACTTCATTAATGGATACACCGATTCGCATCCTAGTTATTCCTGATTGTCAAGTAAAAGAGGGTGTTCCACTAGATCACCTAACATGGGCAGGTAAGGCCATTTGTCATTACCGACCAGACGTAGTAGTTAATCTGGGGGATTTTGGTGATATGCCTTCATTGTCTACTCACGACCAGCCCGGATCAAAATACTTCGAAGGCTTGCGGTACAATAAGGATATTGCTGTAGTTAAAAAAGCTAACGATCTTTTGCTGGCCCCATTAAAAGAGCTACAGGCTCGGCAGAAGAGTAATAAAGAGAAGGTATATCGACCACGAAAAGTAATGTTGCTTGGCAACCATTGTAATCGCATTAATCGTGCTGTTAACAATAATCCTATGCTTGAAGGTTTGATTTCTACAAAAGACTTTGAATACGAAAAAGATTGGGAAGTACATGAATTCTTGCATCCTGTCTTTATTAATGGTGTAGGATTTAATCATTATTGGCCCACTGGTGCTATGGGCCGTCCGGCTGCCAGTGCACAAGCAATTATAAATAAGCTCCATATGTCCTGTATTGCTGGGCATACTCAGGGTAAGCAGGTAGCTTATGGTAAACGTGCTGACGGTAACCCATTGTGTGCCATCATTGCAGGTAGTTATTATTTGCATGATGAGTCTTACATGGATCAACTCAGTAATAAACACTGGCGTGGCCTACTTGTACTTAATGAAGTTGTAGACGGTCATTTTGATGAGATGTTCTTGTCTATTGAGTACCTAGAAAAGAAATATAAATGAAGACAGCAAACATTGAAGTAACATACATTAACCATTGTGGGGATGACTTGTCCGTGGTTAATGCAGCTAGAGTCAGCTTCCACAAAGAGAGTAGTTCTTTTCAAGAACAAGATGGGAAGTTAATTCGCTATCTTGCCAAGCATAAGCATTTTAGCCCATTCAACCATGCCTTCTTGTCCTTCCGTGTCAAGACACCTATCTTTGTAGCTCGACAACTGGTTAAGCACAAATTTCTACCTTGGAATGAAGTATCACGGAGATATGTAGATGATGAGCCAGAGTTCTATATTCCAGAAGTACGAGAACGATCTGATAATGTGAAACAAGGTAGTGGCGGTATCCACCCTAATGCGCACAACTTTACTTCTGATATTCAGAATTTCTGCCTAGATGCTCTTAATCAGTACAATTGGTTGTTGGCAGATGGCGTAGCTCCTGAAGTAGCTCGCTCTGTTCTCCCCCAGAACATGATGACAACTTGGATTTGGTCAGGTACTCTTGGTGCATTCTGTGATATGCTTAGACTTCGTCTTGATCCACACACTCAATATGAAAGCCGTCTGGTAGCAGAGCAAATCTATGACAAAGTTAAACAACTTTTCCCAGTCTCTGTTGGAGCACTGTTGGACCGAGAAGTTTCCCCCACTTAACCTATTTAATTTCCCAAACAAAATGATTTCAGAAGTAGATATTCAAGACATGCAGGATGATGATGTTCGTTTTAAAGACAATGTCAATCATCCTAAGCATTATACAGATCATCCTAGCGGTGTAGAATGTATCACCATCACACAGCACATGCCTTTTGTTCTAGGTAACGCTATGAAGTATATCTGGAGGGCGGATTTGAAGAATGGTGTGGAGGATTTGAAGAAGGCTCGGTGGTATCTTGATTTGGAGATTAAACGCCGTGGTGGATGAACTAAAAGACCTCATTGTAGCCAAGCTGGATGTCACTGAATTCCTAGACATCCTAGGCTACGACCTTGCCGACATTATTGATAAGTTCGAGGACGAGATTGAAGAATACAAACAAGAATACATTTCAGCCTGTAACTGAACAGCATTATAAAAAATCATATCTTCTACGGCAAATCATAGAAGAGGAAGCTGAACAAGATATTAAGGACTATAGTGGAGACACCGAAGACTACCCAGAACCTGAAACCCTTAATCGACCCACGTAAGTGCCAAATGCATCGGATGTGGATGAAGAAGGGTCAATGCGAATTGTGTCGTATGGAGCATGACAAGCTAATACGACAATATGAAAAAGAAGGAGGCAGCAATAAGCCTCCTGTAAAAATAGGGAAACTATGACAGTTGAGTTTGATAAACGTGCACTAGCGGATATTGTTGTTTTTAATAAATATGCTAAATTTGTACCTGACCTAGGACGCCGTGAGAATTGGGATGAAATTGTTACTCGTAATATGGACATGCATATTACTAAATTTCCCTTTCTAGAAAACGAAATCAAGAAGGTATATTCAGAGTTTGTATATACAAAGAAGGTCTTGCCTTCCATGCGATCTATGCAGTTCGGTGGTCGTCCCATCTTGATGTCAGAGAATCGTATTTACAACTGTGCATACATGCCAGCAGAATCTCCCAAGTTCTTTAGTGAACTTATGTTCCTGTTGCTTGGCGGTACAGGGATGGGGTACTCTGTACAGCATCGACATGTGGATCGTTTGCCTAAGATTAAATCTCCCGAGTCTGATTCAGAATATAAGTTCCAGATTCAAGATTCCATCATCGGGTGGTCTGATGCTATCAAGGTTGTTGCTAAAGCATTCTTTAACGGTGGTACACTACCTATCTTTGATTATCGAGACATTCGAGAAAAGGGGGCAGAGCTAATTACTTCGGGCGGTAAGGCTCCCGGCCCTGAGCCATTGAAGAAGTGTATTGATCTTATTATCCCAATCTTTAAGGCAGCAATTGGACGGCGTCTTGCTCCTATTGAAGTACATGACATTGCTTGTATCATTGCAGATGCGGTATTGGCAGGGGGTATTCGCCGAGCGGCTATGATTTCTTTGTTTGACAAAGATGATGAAGACATGCTGAATAGCAAGAGTGGTGAATGGTATGTTAAATACCTTTATCGTG